TGTCTTTTTAGATATGATAACTAACAAATAACCTCAACAATAAGGACAAATAACTATGGCAATCGTATCAAATACATTCCAAACTTATCAAGCCATTGGTGATAGAGAAGATTTGTCAGATATTATCTATAATATCTCTCCGACAGATACTCCTTTTATGTCATCAATTGGAAAAGAAAAAGCCTCTGGTGTTTTACATGAGTGGCAAACTGATGCTTTAGCAGCAGCAGCAAGTAACAATCACCAAATAGAGGGTGATGAAATTAGCTTTGGAGCTGTTTCACCAACTGCAAGAATCAATAACCATACACAGATTTCAAGAAAAGCTGTGATCGTTTCTGGTACTCAAGATGCAGTAAATAAAGCTGGTAGAAACAATGAATTAGCTTACCAAATTTCTAAAAGTTCAAAAGAACTTAAAAGAGATATGGAAACTACTCTATGTTTAAACCAAACAGGAACTGCTGGTGCAACAGGAACAGCTAGAAAATTATCTGGTCTTGCTTCTTGGATTCAAGCATCTACAAGTGTTGGTACTTCTGGTGCTAATGGACAAGTATCAAGTGTTGATACTCCAGGTACAGCAAGAACTGATGGAACGCAGAGAGCCTTTACTGAAGCTCAACTAAAAAATGTTGTAAAACAATGTTGGGATGAGGGTGGAGATCCATCAATGATTATGCTTGGTTCTTTCAACAAACAAAAACTATCAGGATTTACTGGTGGCTCAACTAAAATGACTTCAGCAGAAGACAAAAGACTTGTTAATGCTGTGGACATTTACGAAAGTGATTTCGGAGCTATGACAGTTGTACCTAACAGATTCTCAAGATCAAGAGATTGTTTTGTACTACAACCTGATATGTGGGCAGTAGCCTTTTTAAGAGATTTCCAACTTATGGATCTTGCAAAAACTGGTGATGCTGAGAAAAAAGCTATGATCGCTGAGTACACACTTGTTTCTAAAAACGAAAAAGCAAGTGGTGCAGTATTCGATCTAACTACATCATAATAATTAATTTGGTGGGGGAGCAATCCCCCATCAATACTAAATCAACAATTTGTTTGGTCTTTGAAGTCAATGACAGAACGAAGCAATCAAAAAGGAAAATAACATGAGAACACTTAACGATTATTTTATTACATCTGCAATTCCAGATGTATCAACAGCATCATCTACATTTGTATGTGTACCAGATGGTGGAAGAATAATTAAAATTATTACACACAACAAAGCAACTACTACAGGAACAGCAGCTATCTCTTTTGAAATAGGTGGTGTTGCAGTAACTGGTGGAGCTATAAGTCATACAGCTTCTGGTTCTGCTGGTAGAGTAGCAACTGCTGAACCTACTGCTCTTAACAGAGTAGAAGAAGATGGAACAATTGAATGTATCACTAATGGTGGTTCAACAAATGCTTCTAAAATGGAAATAACTTTTGTTATCAGAAGATAATTACAAAATTTGTGGGGATCTTGTCTAGCGATACTTCCCCACAAATACCAATCTTAAAAAAGGAAAATTATTATGCCAATGGTAGGAAAAAAAAAGTTTTCATACACAAAAAGTGGAATGAAAAAAGCTAAAGCCTTTGCAAAGAAAAAAGGCAAAAAAGTTAAAAGTAAAAAAGGAAAATATTAATGTCATACAATTATGCTTTAAGACCAGGAACTTCACAAAAAGTTTCATTCACAGCTTCATCTGTTCCTTGTTCTAATGCTTTTGGAACGCAAACAAGATTTGTAAGAATAGCAACTACTCATAGTTGTCATTATGCAATCGGTGATGCTCCAACTGCTACAACAAGTGACGCATATCTTCATGCTGGAGATTACGAAATTATTAAAGTTTCACCAGGTGAGAAAATAGCTGCAATCAGAAACACAAGTACAAGTGGAGATTTGTTTGTAACTGAAATGGGTGCTTAGTGGCTAAACAAAAGTTTGTCCATTTTGTACCAAGAGATAAGCCACCAAAAAGAAAAGGTGTGCATAAAAAATCTCAAAACAAATCAGAGAAAAGACAAAGAAATCAAAACAGATATTTAGGTCAAGGTCGTTAATGAAAAAGATTAGTGAAGAAACAAATAAAAATATTACTGAAACTTTTTTAGACAATGGTAATGATGGTGTTGTTCAAAAAAGATCACTAGATGTTCAACCAATCTTAGAAAATAATAAAAGATTATATAATCAAAATGATGGTTATAGTCCTGATAAAGGATTAAAAAGAATAGCAACTATTCCTACAATTATTCTTGAGATTTGGACAAAAGAATATCACAAAGATCAAAACAAAGGTAATTGGTTTGAATTACCAAAAGACATTCAACAAAAAATATTAAGAGAAAAATTAAACAGTTCTGATTACAGATACTTCAGAACATCATCAGGAAGATTTTAATGGCACTAACAAATTATACAACTTTAAAAACATCTATAGCAAACTGGTTAAACAGATCAGATTTAACAGATGAGATAGCAGATGATTTTATTAAACTTACTGAAGCTGATTTTAATTCAAAGTTAAGAGTTAGAAAAATGATAGCTCAAACAAGTTTTACTATTGATAGTGAAACAGAAGCTCTGCCAACTGGTTTTTTACAAGTAAGAGATATTTATATTTTAAGTGGTAATACCAAATGCCCATTAAGATATATGACACCATCACAAATGGATCAAATAAAAGGAACATCAACAACTGGACTTCCATCTAGTTATACAATTTTAGGAGATACATTTAGATTTTCTCCAAAACCTGATTCAACTTACACAGCTTACATAAATTATTACAAAGCCTTTGATGAACTTTCAGACACAAATACAACAAATTATATTTTAACTACTCACCCAGCAATTTATTTGTATGGTTCTTTATTTCATGCTGCTAACTTTTTAGGTGGTATCAATCCTCAACAAGTTCAAACTTGGCAATCCATGTTTGCAACTGCTATGGAAAGACTTGAACAAAACGATAGAGAAGATCAATTTAGTGGTTCTCCTTTACAAGTAAGATCAGAAGATACAGTAAGAAGTGCTTTCTCTAATAATTATTCAACAACAAATACTTAGAATATTATGCAAATACCTTTTGGCGAATGGTTGCCAGACCAACCAGATCATTTAAATCCAGGTGCTACTGTTGCAACAAATGTGTATCATGCACAATCAAGTTACAAACCAGTTAAAGGTTTAGTTGCTTATAGTGGTGCATCTAATGTAACACAAAATGCTAAAGGTGCTGGTAGTTTTAGAGATAATACGAACACAGTATTTACTTTTGTTGGAACGAAAGACAATATTTATAAATTAACATCTGGTACTTTTGCTAGTGTAAAAGGAAGTTTAACCATATCAGGTGGTGATACAGATTTTTTTACCTTTACACAGTTTGGTCAATATGTAGTTGCAAGTAATGGAGTTAATCCTCCAATGTATTACGAAATGGGTACTTCAACTAACTTTGCAACACTACAATCCCTAGCAACATCTAGTGGTTTAGGAACAGTACCAGCTAAATTTAAAACTTCAGGTGTTATAAGAGATTTCTTGGTAACTGGTAATATAGAGGGTGCAAAGAACAGAGTAGCTTGGTCAGGTTTAAATGACATAAGCACTTGGGAAGCTGGAGTAAAATCTAGTGATACTCAAGACTTACCAGGTTCTGGTGGTCAAGTAGTAGCCATAACCTCTGGTGAGGTTGGTTATGTTTTCAGAGAAGATCAAATTATTCGTATGGACTTTGTGGGTGGGAATGTAGTGTTCCGATTCTCAGTTATCTCTCCAAATAGAGGTGCTGTTTATGGACAAACAGTTTGCCAAGACAACAGACAAGTTTTCTTTTACGCATCAGATGGATTTTTTCAAATCAATGGCGACCAAATTTTGCCGATAGGAGCTGAGAAAGTAAATAGATTTTTTGATGGTGATTTAAACAAAGCATACACAGATAGAATTACAGCAGCAGTAGATCCATTCAATACTTTAGCGATTTGGTTATATCCAAGTAAAGATAATCCAAATACTACTGGAATTTGTGATAAACTACTGATATACAATTATGTAACTCAAAAGTGGTCAGTTGCTAAAGTTAAAGCATCACAAATCTTTAAACAATTCGTAGTAGCAAACACAGTTGAGTTAATGGATATTATTTCTGAGAACTTAGAAGATATTAACATTTCTCTTGATACAGCATATTGGACAACAGGACATTTATATCTTGGTGCAATAGATGAAAATTTTAAAGCAGCAATATTTTCTGGAAAAACTTTAGAAGCTGAACTTGAAACAAAAGAACAAGAGTTGTTTCCAGGTCTTAGAGCAAATGTAACTAGCATTAGACCAATTGTAGATGCAAGTGCAAATGTAACTATTAAAACTAGAGATAAATTAGCAGATACTGTTACTACCTCTACATCCAGTTCAATGAATGACACAGGCATAAATCCTGTAAGACAAAGTGGTAGATATTTTAGAGCTAATGTAAAAATACCAGCAGAAACTATTTGGACTAATGCACAAGGAATAGACTTAACTGCAAGTCAAGGTGGATCAAGATAATGAGTGATAAGATTGATATAGACAACATTAGATATTCAATTGAAACACAAGAGTTTTTTCAAAGACAAGTGGAAGAAGCTGTAAATACATTAATTAATAAAAACAATACTGAAAGCGATAAGGCTTTTAGTTGGTTTATGAATTAGGAGCAACATGACAACAAACATAAAAGATTATTCAACTACACAAGCAAGTAACACATCACTAAATTCTATTGATGTAGATGAGGGTATGCTACCTAGTAATTTAAATAATGCTATTAGAGCATTAATGAAGAATACTAGAGATTGGTTCAATGATGCACAATGGATTGAGTATGGTGATGGTGATGCTAGTGTAACTTATGCTTATGCGTCAGCTACATCTTTCACAATCGCTGGTGCAGATGTAACTTCTGTTTATCATGCTGGAAGAAGAATTAAATTAACAGCTTCTACTCCTGGTACAATTTTTGGAACAATCTCAAGCTCATCTTTTTCTACAAACACAACAGTCAATGTTACATGGGATAGTGGTAACTTATCAAATGAAGCTATTACTACAGTTTATATTGGTGCTTTATCTAAAACAAATGATTCTATACCTACAGGAATTGCTGCAACTAAAATTGCAGATGGATCAATTTCAAATACAGAATTTCAATACTTAAATGGAGTATCAAGTGCTATCCAAACTCAATTAGATGCTAAACAAGCAACTATTACAGGATCAGCTTCTACTATTGATACTGAAAGTTTAACTGCTGACAGAGCAGTAATATCTAATGGCTCACAGAAGATTGCAGTATCAGATGTAACCTCAACAGAATTAGGTTACTTAGATGGTGTAACAAGTGCAGTACAAACACAAATAGATTCAAAACAAGCAACCATAACTGGTGGTGCATCAACTATAGCATCATCTGACTTAACTGCCTCAAGAGCATTACAATCAAATGGTTCAGGTAAAGTAGAGGTTAGTGATGTAACAACAACTGAGCTTGGTTATCTTGATGGAGTATCATCTGCAATTCAAACTCAGCTAGACGCAAAACAAACAAGTGATGCACAATTAACTGATATTGCTGGACTAACACCAACTGATAGTAATTTTATTGTTGGTGATGGATCAAACTTTGTAACAGAGTCTGGTGCTACTGCTAGAACATCTTTAGGATTAGGTTCAATTGCTACACAAGCTGCAAACAATGTTTCAATATCTGGTGGAGCAGTAACAGGACTTGGTTCTCCATCTGCTAGTTCAGATGCAGCTACTAAAAATTATGTAGATCAAGCTGTTGCTGGACTTAGAACTAGAACGATAGCCGAATGTGCAACAACTGCAAATGTTAATTTATCAAATGGCTTAGAAGCTGGTGATACTATTGATGGTGTTACCCTTGTTGCTGGTGATAGAGTTTTAGTTAAAGATCAAAGCACAGATAGTGAAAATGGATTATACTTAGCAGTATCAAGTGGTGCTGCATCAAGAGATCCTGAGCATGATAGTATTACAGAATTATCTGGTGGAATGGTTGTAGTTAATCAGGGAACTGCAAACGATAATAAAATATTTTTATGTACTACTGATAATACAGGATCAGTTGGCTCAACTTCAATTACTTATACTGTAGTTACACCTAGTAACACAGGAACAGTTACTTCTGTTGGAGTAGCTGATAGTGGAGCATCTGAATTTACAGTTGGTAGCTCACCAGTAACATCTAGTGGAAATATCACACTAGCTGTTAATTCTATTGCACACACTAAAATTTCAGGACTAGGAACTGCAGCAACACAAACTGTTGGAACAAGTGCAAACAATGTAGTTCAATTAAATGGATCAGCTCAACTTCCAGCTGTGGATGGAAGTAATTTAACAAACTTACCAGGAGCAAGTGCTGGATTTGCAGTTGCTATGGCAATTGCACTTTAATTAATAAAAGGAAAAAATAATGGCACAAGATTTTGAAAGAGTTTTAAAAACAAGTATAGGCACATCT